GTAATAGCCTGCGATCCAAGTGGGGGCATTGGATATCAAAACAAATTACCTTGGACTCAACTTCAAGGTGATTTGCCTAGATTTAAATCTCTTACACAAGGTCAAGTAATCGTAATGGGTAGAAATACTTGGGAAAGTTTGCCTAAGAAACCTTTACCTAGTAGATTGAATGTTGTAGTTAGCTCACAAAAATTAGATTTACCTGCTGGTGCAATCGCAACAGATAATATAGAGCATTTCGCGCATTTCAAAAATGCTTGGTTGATCGGTGGTAGTCAGATGATTAGCAGTTGTTGGCATTTGATTGATGAGATACATCTTTCAAGGACTATCGCCCGTTACACTTGCGATACTTTTATAAACCTGATATCATTAGAAAATGATTTTAGACTATTTTTAAAAGATCCTACCCCAGTTGATCATCAATATGAAATATGGATAAGAAAGTGAACCAACAAATATTTCAAAAAGAAGAAAAATGTAGTTGTGAAACTTGTATGCCAAATCCACCTTTTGGTGGTCGTATGCGTTTTATTGTATGCGGCAAATGTGGCAATAAAAGATGCCCACACGCTACTAATCATATCTATGAATGTACTAACAGTAATGAATCTGGACAAAAAGGTAGCAGTTGGGAGAACTATAAATTATGAACAAACGAATCTGTGAACTTGCTGAACAGGCTGGATTTGAAATTACGCCGTGGCGAAATGAACTATTACCTTGCGTTCATCAAGAAGGCCCTGTACATATTCAATTAGAAAAGTTCGCCGAGCTTATTGTTAGAGAATGTGCTCATCGCTCAGAAGAACTAGGACAATCTGAAATAGGAAAAGGTTTAATGAAACATTTTGGAGTTGAAGGATGAAAGTATATCATGACTTGCTAAGTGAAGTGTTAGCTAACGGAGAAGAAAAAGATGACAGGACTGGCGTTGGAACTATTAGTGTGTTTGGACCTAGTATTCGCTTTGATTTGCGTAGGGGCTTTCCCGCTATCACTACTAAAAAATTGGCTTGGAAAGCTGTAGTAGGTGAACTACTTTGGTTCATTGAAGGTTCTAGTGATGAGCGTAGGTTAGCAGAAATTACACATGGCACTAGAGATGGTGTTACTACAATTTGGACTCCCAATGCGCTTGCACCTTATTGGAAACCTAAGGCTCATTATGATGGTGATCTAGGTAGGATTTACGGCGTACAGTGGCGTAGTTGGGGCCCTAGAATTGGGCCACATATTGACCAACTAAAAAATCTTATCGAAGGTATAAAAAAAGATCCCAATGGACGTAGGCATATACTTACGGCTTGGAACCCAGGTGAGTTAGATCAAATGGCACTACCACCCTGTCATATTATGTCGCAATTCTATGTAAACAAAAATCGTGAACTGAGTTGCCATATGTATCAGCGCAGTGCGGATTTATTTTTAGGTCTACCCTTTAATATTGCTAGCTATGCTCTTTTAACACACATGATTGCTCAGGTGTGCGAATTGAAAGTAGGTGAACTAATTATAAGCATGGGTGATGCTCATATCTATAAAGATCATGTTGATCAAGTTAAAGAACAGCTAACCAGAGAACCACTACCAAGTCCTAGACTATATCTTAATTACGATAGAAAAATGATAGATGAATTTACAATGGCAGATATTGTGTTAGATGAGTATAAAAGTCATGGTGCTATTAGCGCAAGAATGGCTGTGTAAATGAATGTAAATGAAGATAAGTATGTATCTACTCCAGTGCATTCTTTTAGAATGAGTGACGTAGAAGATTTTGAAATATATGCTTATCAAATTATACAAGAATGGAAAAATACTGAAGAAGGCCAATGGATAATGGAGAACGCAGTAGAACCTCCCCATTGGGAAAGTACCATTGATGCTACCACATTTGGCTATAAATGTGTGATAGTAGCTAAGTTCATAGAAGCAAAATACTTATATTGGAAGTTGAAGTTTAGATGAATAATTCAAATATATTAGTAACAGGTGGTCTTGGATTAATTGGACACAATGTAGTAGCTGAGTTGGAAAGTTTAGGACATGAACCTGTCATTATAGATAACAGAACTACATACGGAGTAATACCTGAATCAGAAGTCAACTACTTGATGACTGCGCGACTTAAAAAAATTAAAACTAATCACATTTATAACTTTGATATATCTAGTCAAGTCAGCGGACTGCCGTGGATTATTAAAAAACATAATATTGATACTATCATACATTTTGCTAGTTTACCAAGACAAAAAATAGTGGGATTAAATCCAATACTAGCCACTCAGACTATGAGCGAGGGCTTGATTAATTTATTAGAAGTTGCTAAAAAGAATGATATTAAAAAATTCGTTTATATTTCATCTTCAATGGTATATGGTACTTTTACTGATCAAGTTAAAGAAGATGCTATTTGTAATCCAGAAGGTCAATATGGTATTTTAAAATTAGCAGGTGAATGGCTAGTTAGAGACTGTAGTCGCACTACAAATATAGCTCACACTATTATTAGACCCAGTGCAGTATATGGCCCGCTAGATGTTACAGATAGAGTAGTTGCTAAATTTATGCTAACTGCTAAGGATAATGGTGTATTAAAGGTTAATGGCATCAATGAAATATTAGATTTTACTTATGTAGATGATGCAGCTAAGGGAATAGTAGCGGCTACGCTAAGTGATAACACTAACAACAAAACATATAATCTTACTAAAAGCCATAGCCGTAGCTTACTAGATGTAGCTAATCTATGTGTTAAAATAGTAGGTAGCGGTTCAATAGAAATCAGAGAAAAGTCAGCAGATTTTCCCAGTCGAGGCGCACTAAACATTGACGCAGCCCGCAGAGATTTTAACTATGATCCTAAAATTGATGTAGAGGAAGGATTTGAAAAATACTACCACTGGCTTAAAAATTCCTCATTTTGGGCTTAGCCGTCAATATAACCAAATAGGCCCAGAGTTATTGCAAGCTTCGCATGAAGTATTGCAGTCAGGCGTATTAGTGGGGGGACACCACACCAAAATCTTAGAAGCATGGTTGGCAGTAAAAACCAATACTCAACATGCTATTACTTGTCATAGTGGTACACAAGCATTAGAAATAATAGCTAGGTTTATGCTCACTAAATCATTAGATGATAATCCCACGGTTTATGTACCTAATTTTACTTATCCTGCAACCGTAAATGCTTGGATTACTAGTGGGTGGAACATAGAGTTAGTAGACACTGATAATTATGGGATTGTAGATTTTAGTGTAGTTAAACGAGAAAACTATAATCCAATATGTTTGGTTGGACTTTATGGTAGAATGCCATGGTATCAAAAGTTAGTTTCAGGTCATCCTCTGATCATTGATGGTGCACAACATTGGTTAATTACAAAAGGGTCACAATTGGGCAGGGGAATGGCTATCTCATTCGACCCAACAAAAAATTTATGTGCATCAGGTAACGGTGGCGCCATCATAACAAATGACGATGAGTTATATCGTTTTGCTGATGCTTATAGAAAAAACAGCAAACCTGAGTTTGATTCTGTTGGTACTAACTCACAAATTTCTGAGCAAGATGCAGCACATATCTTAGTTAGAACCAAGTACATAGATGCGTGGCAAGAGAGAAGAAGCACTATTGCTGATTATTGGAATGAAGCATTTGCTAATTTACCAATCACTCTATTTAATAAAACAGAATCAAATGAACCACATGCCCATCAAAAATATGTTATCTATACCCATGATCGAGATCAACTACACCAACATTTGGTAGACAATGGTATTGAACCTAAAATATCATATGATAGAACAATAGCAGAAATGTTAGCTTATCAAAGTTACGAAAATCCTTCTATGTTTAGCGTAAGTACTATGTTGAGTAGGGGAGTTATAAGTTTGCCTATGTACCCAGAGCTAACCGACAGTGAGGTAGAGTATATTAAAGAAACGGTATTGAATTTTTATAGCTAAATAAGTTTATGTGGTTACTATCGTTTATAACTGAATGGATGACTCATGCAATTCTTGCAGTGGGCATACTATTGGTTATAGCGGGATTCGTGTTAGATTTTATCCCCTTTGTAAAGCCCTATCAATTAGCTTGTCAAGTTATAGGTATACTTATGCTTGGCTTTGGCCTGTATTCAGAGGGCAAGTTAACAGAATCCGCAAATTGGGAGTCTAAGGTAAAAGACTTGGAAGTCAAATTAGCTGACGCAGAAGTTAGAGCAGCCAATGTTAACACTGAAATAGTAACGCAAACAGTAACAAAAAAACAAATTATAAAAGAAAAGGGTGAGGACGTAATAAAGTATATTGACCGCGAAGTTGTAAAATACGATAATACTTGTCCTATTCCCCAAGCTGTAATCAAAGCACACAATGCAGCCGCACAAAATAAAAAAGTAGACGAAGATGTTATCGTTACTCCAGATACTACTATCCCTACTCAAGATCATAATGCTGCTGCAAAGTCACCAATAAAACTAACCAAATGAAAAATATACTACTATTTTGTGCAGTTACCGTACTTGCTGGATGTCACACTATCCCCATCGCACAAAAATTTCCTGATGCACCTGACATTTTAATGGATAAATGCCAACCATTAGATACAATAGATAAGCCCACTGTTTATCTAAGCGAATTAATGACTACAGTCACTAATAACTATACAAAATATCATGTTTGTGCGAATCAAGTTGAATCTTGGCAAGATTGGTATAACAAACAAAAAGCAATATACGACAAGATAAACAAATAGAAACCAGATAAATAGATTATTAGCTCGGGATTCTATATGGCACAAGAAATTATTAATATTGGCGCGCAAGCGAATGACGGTGAAGGTGACCCCTTACGCACGGCCTTTACCAAAGTAAATAACAACTTTACTCAGTTATTTGCTACTGCATTTAACAAATACGAAATAGTTACATATGGTAATCTAGCCCAAGAGATTTTTAGCATGCCTGCTAATTCATTTACTCAAGGCACGTTTCAAATCAATTCAGTTGATCCCGATACCCTAGACAGTCAAAATATCACTATCACTGCTGCTATTAAAGCTAATGAAGCAGGGGTCACATACTCTGGTCACAGCACACTATTTAATGGTAACGCTATAACTCAATATAGCATGGTAGTAGCAGATGGTAATGTAATACTGTTAGTTAATCCCTTTATAACAGGTCAAATGGTTAACTTTATAAACTATCAAGTCACTTATAATAATGTAGTTCCTGGTATGAGTTTAGCACTAAATCAATCTCCCTCTAATGTTCTAGGAACAGAATATCTACAACCAATTACTACTCAGCAGGCATCATGAGAGCTAAAGAGTTTATAAACGAAGATATTACTTCTAGGTTGTTACCTGACCAAGCAGGCGCTCTACCTGCTACCTATGTTATTCCTGAACTACCCAATCAAGATGCTTACTTACAATACCGCTTTGCTGTAGCTATAGCTGGCGCCAAAGGCCGTGAGCAGCGTGAAAAAGATGGTGTGTCCAGCATGACCAGAGAAGGTCCATTTGGTGAAAGCGAGATTGTAGTAAGCTATGGTCATGATGTGGGACCCTATATAGATGATGCGCTTAAACAAATGGGGTTGAGTGGTAAGAAAATGGTAAGCACTCCCCAAAGTAATGAAACTGCGGATGTAGATAAGGTTAGCCCTTTAAAAGGATTCAAAGGGTATAAAAGAAAATGAGAGCCAGTGAGTTTATAACTGAAGGTCAGGGTAAGATACATCATACCCAAAGTCAGGCTACACAGGGTATTTTCAAATCCCGCGACATAGGTGGATATGACCGTATATATCATATGAATCGTTTAATGATGGCTATGAGTATGGCTGACGGGAAAAGTAAAGATGCAGTAGAAATGGATAATGCAAGTTTCGTAGAAAAATACAATACTGTACATCCTTATACCGAAGAAGAATATAATATGTATATATCGGCTACAAAAACTGTTCCAACTGATAAAAAAGAAGTAGTTCCTTATTCAAAGAGTAAAGAACCAGAAGATACCAACACAAAAAGTCTAGTTAAGCCCTTTAAAGGCTATAAGAAAAAATAATATAGCAACAATCATTTAGAATAAGTAATCTTACATAACTTATAGGATATTTCGATGATTGATATTAACAACACCCTTGATTTAGTAAAGCTAAAGCTATATAACGAATGGCTTTATACAGCACATATTTACGAAGAAGGTGAGAGCCCCTTTCATAAGGATCTTACTTCACAAATCGTAAAACAATACATCGACCCACTCAATCTTAAAAAAGATGCTAAGATTTTAGACTTAGGCTGCGGCCCAGGCTATTTCTTAGATGAGATGAAAGCACGTGGTTACACTGACTTAACCGGGGTTACACTATCACCTGGCGATATCAAACTGTGTGAAGATAAGGGACATACAGTTAAGCCATATGATTTAACCTTTTTACCACAAAAAGATGGCTACTATGATGAAAGCGTTGATTTTATCTTTCTACGTCACGCCCTAGAACATAGCCCATATCCTATCTTTAGTTTAATGGAATACAATCGTGTTCTAACTCAATATGGTAAGCTTTATATTGAAGTACCTGCCCCAGGTGGCGAACGAAATCATGAAGCAAATCTAAATCACTATAGTATTTTAGGTGAAGGTCAACTAGCTGCACTACTAGATCGTACTGGCTTTAATATCGATGTGTTTAATAACTTAGA